GCCTGTTGGTGTTGTGCTGTTGAGCATTGCCCACGAATCCGTTTGTGCGTCCGGTGCAGCTCCACCAGCCGTAGGCGCTACTGGAAAGACGTTACCAGTAAATACTGCGCCGGTGGCTGTAGTTAAGCTGAATGCTAAAGCTGTATTTGGCGCGCTTGTAAAGGCTGTCCACATTGCTTCGAATAGTGATGAAGCCACGCCCCAGTCTGATAAAAGCTCGAGATTAAGTGTCCACTGATCGTCAATGTGCTTGTAAGCCTTGCCGTCTAGTGTTTGATATGTAGTAATTACAGGCGCGTTGACCAGTGTGGCCGATGTTACTTGTGCGTCATAATTTACTGTCGCCACTGTTAGTACTATGTCGCGACCCGTTACTATTGTTGTTGGCATTCGGTTTTCTCCTTAGATTGTCTGTTGTGTGTAGTAAGTGCTGACCGCGAGATCCGCCACTAATAGGTTTGAAGCTCCTACAGACTGCACTGTCGGACGCTGTACGTCTCCGACTGTGTAACCGGCAGGCATTGCGCCCATAATCGCAATAATGAGTTGCTCAAGGTTATCGAGCGCGCCAGCTGTGTTGTTATAGGCAACAGCGGCAGTGACCACAAAGTTAATTTTGACTCTTATTTGGCTGCTGCCAATAGTTGTCGTTTCTAGGTAAGGCGCGTCTGGCACTATCACGCATGCTGGCGGAATGACTGCCTCTGGCGGTGAGCTATAGACGGAAGCTGCTACGCCAGCCAAAGCTGTTGCAAGTGTGCCTCGGACGTTGGTCGCAATTGATGTAGGCGTAGGCATTTACATGGCCATTGTTGAAACGTCAACGTAATTGCCCAAAAGGCCGATAACGCGATTTTGTAAGCTGCGACCCATTCTAAAAGGTGACGGCGTAAAGTCGACTCCTTCAATCTGGCCACCAGGAGCGACCACACTCTGAAATATCTCAACGCTGACGATTGTGACTGCTTGCTCGACTGCGTCGGTACTTGCGTAGAGTGTGGCCGCGTCTGCCCCAGATAAATACGCAATACCACCTGGAATGACTGGACGGAACGTAATGTCATCGTTAGTGATTGCGCATGTGAAATAGAAGTAGGGCGCCGGATAAGCGAAAGGCAGATAAGGAAATGGATCATAGAAATTTGATGTAACTGTCTTTGTGCCGTTAAAGGTAGCAGGTACGCAGCCGCTAATTACGACACTTTGGCCAGAGACAAATGTGTTGGGCTTTTGTGTTATGTAATAGCCAACGTTGTTTTGTAGATAAACAGCTGCAACGCTGTTTTGGTTGGCAGTAAGCAAAGGCAAAATTACTTGCTCGGCTGAATCAATAATGCTTTCAAGATAGTCATTTGAATAAAGAGAAACAGACACGCCAAGGACTGTCCGTAGGCTTGCAACGGTGATAATCGCTGGCATGTCTGTTTCCTTTCGTATTCGACTGGCCTAGATACGGGAGCGCACCTAGGCCATGCTTAATTGATTATGTTAGGTTAAATTTACGTAGGCCACCTGCAAAGACGGCTTGCGCTGCAATGTAACCATAAAGTGCGATTTCAATCTCTCCGGTTGTTGGCACGTTTGTGGCCAACGTTAGAGCTGGAGATTCAAAGATTTCAATTGAACGTGGCTCAATAATAAACGCTGAATTATCAATTGAAGTAGTTAGCATGTTTGGATCAACATAGAAATCAAGTCCAAGGACGTTGCCGCGGATACTTGTAGGAATTGCAGATCCGGCATTGTTCATAGGATTTCCAGCGTTGTAAATTGGACGGCCTGTGGTGTCCTTAGCGCCAAGCAATAAACTCCAAATAGAAGTACCGCCCACAAATGACTTAGCTGTGCGCTTTGTCGCTGTGTATGCGGCCGGTGCTTCTACAGATACAAATGAAATAATTCCAGCTGAATCAGCGTCGGTTGCAGCTGCTACAGTGCCGCCGGCAATGATTTGTGCAATTACATAAGCGTCTGTTGCTTGAGCGTATGCGTCGCGTAAATTTGAAAGCATGATTTCATAGAATGACGGATCGCTGCGATCTAGTAGCTCCACGCTGTAGCGCTGGAAGCCCATTTTCTTGATTACTGTAGCGTCAACATAGCTTGAAGTAATCGCGGTTGTTCCTGTTGGGTCTCCGCCTTCTGCGACTGTAGCCGCAGTGCTGTTAGCAGTGATCTTAGGAATTGAAACCGTCATGCCGTAGCTGTTAAGCGGACGTGTTCCGCCGCATGCTTCAATTACTGGGCGATCTGCGTTTGTGTTTTGTGCGACGTCACGAACATAAGATACTGGGCTGAACGCTGGATTTGTAGAAAATGAGTCGTCAGCTGCCTTGATGTACTGGCGTGAGTCCTCATTTCCTAGTGTTGCCTTGATTGAATGTTCAAGGTATGAGCCACCTGTTGTGATAGGTGAACGTGGTGTTGCAAAGTAAAGCGGACGAGCTGCCTCGGCTTGCACGACTTTGGAAGCCTCAACCGTTTCGGCTGCGACTTCTGGAACGGCTGTAGGTGTTTCCACTTGCGTTTCTCCTTCGGTTGATTGTTCCTCTGTTTCCGGTGCGGATTCAGAATTGTTGTTTTCACTAGCTGCGATTTCGACCTTTGCTGAAGCTATGGCCGGATCCGTGACAAGTGAAACCTCTTTGAGCGCACTTGCGCTTACTACTAAAACGCCGTCAACGTTTTTATATTTTTGGGCAATGACTCCTACGCTAAATCCGTCGCGTAATCCGGTGCTGGCCTCAACTAGAGCGTCATTGCCGGCTGTTGTTTTGCCAATAGAAAACGTGGCGTAAATGCCTTCTTCATCTTCGTCAAAATCTTTGAGAAATCCGATAGGTTGCGCGCGATTATGCTCTAATAAAAGTTTTGTAGTTTTGCCCATAGTTATTGACCCAGGCTTAAACATAGTTGATCCGGAACTTGTGACTCCTTCTTCATTGAATGTCACAATGCGACCCGACAGCTCGCGTTTTGGAAAATCTGCGGCGTCAACCTTAAATGCTAGATTAACTTTTATAGGTGTTTGTATGCTGTATGTCATCGGATCATTTCCTCTTCTAGTCGTATTTCATCGGACGTTAAAGCGCCAATATCGTAAAGAATCTTGTAGACGTCTGCGCGCTCTTTTGCAGATCCACGCAAATAATCGTCAAGGTCAAATTTAACTTCTTGGCTAGCTGGCACGAAGTCATTTGGCATGCCTGTCATTGATAGGCGCTCCTCAATGGCCGTCATGATTGGCCGCAGTGAAAAGTCAAGCAAGGATTGTCTGGCCAATGTAGCGTTGCTATAAGTCATGCTTGAGCCGGATTCAGCGTCAACGTAATACGCCGGAATACCGACAACGCGCGCTAATTCTGTTGCAACGTAGGATCTAGCTTGATTTAATTGCAACTTCTCTGGGTCAAAGCCAAGTGTCTGCAATTCCACGTCTGCGTTAAGAAAAGCCGTTGAGCGATTGCGTCGAGCTTGGCCCCAGGATTCAAGAAGCTTTGCAATGCGATCTGCCGGCAATGCAGTGCCGTTTGATTTCAAAACCATTGTAGGCACTGGCTCACGCGCGTACATAGTCGCCGCACGTTCCAATTCGGCGCCGGCCTTAATTGTGCGGCCAGCGCGATTCAAAATTCCTTCGTCAACGCCGTAGAAAACTGCAAGGCTGCCTACGCCCTCATAAGGTGCTGGCAGTTGGTCAATGCAGTAATAATCAATTTCTGTTCCCATTGCATTTGTTTTAATTGTAACGCGTGTCGGATCTATACGCTCTGCACTTCTAATGCGATATGTGTCGGCGTAAATTTCTAAAATACGCATGTAACCGTAACCGTAGAGCAATAAGTCCTCTGCCAAAAATGCGTAGGTTGCAAAACCTGGCACACGCGGATCTGGTTGGTTAATTACTTTTGGCGGCGTCTCGACGCGCGCTCCGTCTTGCTTTGTCCTCACTCTAAGTGGAATGCTGGCCACACTGGACGCAATAATGTTGCGAGCTCTAGCACACGTCGGCACTGACATAAATTCAACGCGTGAAGCTGTAATACCTGCAACGCCGTAAATATTGTAAAGCGAGCTGGTGACATTTACGGGCGCAAGTGACGCCTCAATATCAGACGTCGCCGCCGGTGCGTCTGTCGTAATTGTGCGCGAGAATAGACCCATGGCCGCAAGTGTAAAGGTCGCCTATACACTTAGCCAGACAAAATGTCTATCTCCATTTCAGGGCGTGTCGCAAAGTGTGTTGCCAGGGCGCTGGCCACTGCCGCGCAGACTGCAACGCTAGAGGCGCGCCTTCCGATAATCCAGCCGCCGTCGCCCATTGGTAATCTAACGGCCGATAGTATCTGCTTGGACAATTCTGCCTGTTTTCCATGGATTAGCCGTTTGGAAGTGATCGCTCCTAGCAGTTCGTCGCAGGATTGGCCATATAACGCCCCGTCAATGTCGATGATTGGTATTCCGGCCGGTGCTAGCCGCGCAGCTATTGCAGAGCTTGTCCTTTTGCTGAATGCCACATATTCCACCGGATACTTGCGAGCATAGGGCGCAATGTCATTGGCGATAGCTTTATCGTCTAGCGAAATTGGATTGTGCCATGTGTGTAGCAACTTTATGTTGAAAGTGTCGTCTGGATTCTTTTGAGCCGCCACTAGCGCGCAGTCTCTACGATCCGGTGAGGAATCAAGGCCAAACCACGTCACCTTCTCGACGTCGAGCTCTACCTCATCGCCGCCACACTCGTTCCACTCTTTTGCCGGTATCGCGCCGCTTATCGTGTTGACCCAGCGGCAAAGCACCTCGGTCTGAACTACGTCAGGCGGATCATTAAGCACAGCTCGTATGTTGTCCTCGTGGATTGTGTGTCCTAACGCCGGATTGCTTGCGACCCAGTTTTTTTCATCGGTAATCTTGTCCGAATACGCCGACCACTCAAAGTAGGCGATATCATCGTCAGAGCCAGCCGCGCTGGACATGCCTCGATCTCGCAGCTGATTTAAGATAAGGCTGTGTTGGTCGCCGGCGTTAGAAAATGTCCAGAGCTGCGGATTATTGGCAGCCATCATTGTGTATCTCATGGCTGACCATGCCTCGGTATCTTTCAGCTGACGCGTTTCGTCCATGTAGACCGTCTCGGGTTTTGCAAATCCTCTGGCAGCTGCGTTGGCTGCCTTGACCACATAGCGAGCGCCGGAAAGTAATTCGATTTCTTCTGATCCATGAGCCCACCGGATTTTCTTA